GCAAGTGAACCACCGCCGCCACCACCGCCAACCGCAAAAATGTCAAATTTGCCAGCGCGTGTGACTGTGAGCGTTGCGTCAGTTGAAAAGGTCAAAAGGGTGTACGCAATACCGCCAACTGTGATTGAACTACTGCTACCGCCTGTTGCCGAGCCGTAGCCCGTAACGCCTAAGTTAAAAAAAGTAAAAGTTGACGCCGACAAACAAAGCAAATAGCCGCCCCCGTATTGCGCCAAAGCAAGTGAACCCGATGTGTTGATAGTTACGCCCGCGCCAGCGGTAATTGTGCAAGTACCCGCGCCTTTGTTGGCAACTTGAATAACATCGCCAACCGTAAAAATGCTGTTGTTGACGGTAATGGTTGTTGCGCCTGCGGCGTTCATCATTGTGCGTTTGTAAGTATCGGTAGCCGTCAAAACATATGACGCGGTTTTGTCTGAAATGGGCAAATTTTGTATGTCATTAAGTTGCTGGGCCTCAAGAATCGCGCCCGCTACAAAGGGAAATGGCGTTGTCATAGTGCCCCTATCCTAAAGCATTAAGTGTGTCTAGTGTGCCATATGTTGGGTCATTCAAAATCAGTTCGTAAACCACCGTTGTTGGTGCTGTACTAATCAAAACCCTATGGCCAGAACTGATGTCCAAATAATGTTCAATGCCTTCCACTGACAACTCCTGGGCAAGTTGGGTAGTCCCAACACCGCTAGGGAAAGTTTTTTCAATGGTGACGGTTTGCCCGATGTCAATAATGGCTACCGTGTCGCGCTGTGCGGTTGTCAGGGCCATGAATGCGGTTTCTACGGAAGTGAAACGCGGTTCAGGGTCACCGTTTAATAGGTAACTGGCCGCCGTGTCAATAGATGTTTGTTCATGTAGCAAACTATTAGTGATGCTTGAAGTTTGAATAAAATAGGTGGCAATAGATGTTAAATCTTCGGCAGTTGACGTTGTGCCATCTAGGCCAGTAACAACACTTCTATTGACTACGGCGTCCGCCTCAAAAGAAATGCCCAGGCCAAAATAGGGAATTGCTGTTCCATCATCATGGAAATCGGCTACTGGGGCTGAAAGGGTGTTGCCAATTCGTTCCTGAAATGTGAATACACCTTCGCGTGACATAAACACGCGCCCAAATTCTGCGGTGTCGTTGATTTGGGAAACATAGGTTAAAACATTTGTTCCCGCGTTTACTGTGTATGCGGAATCGTGGCCTAGTTCTACTGTGCCAGTTGCAATGTTGCGGCTTGCCCCTGTAGGGAAATCTACCTCTGGCAGGCTTAAGACAGTGTTTAGGCGCGCGCCTGACAGTTCAGCCGATGGGTTAAACTCGTCCAAAAATGTTTGTGAAAGCAAATAGAATTGGTCAGCACAAAACACGGTGACCGTATCTAATCCACCCAAATCAAAATTATAATCGTAATTGACAACATAACCACGGAAAATGTACTCAGGGTTATCAGCGTTGTCGTAACGAATAAATTTGACTTCGCGCATTGGTGCAAGTCCAGGAACATTCTGGTTCTCATCATAAAATGGGCTTTGCTCATCAAATGGATTGAAAATTCCACTGACATCCAAAATTGTGAATGACATAGTTCCCGCGCTAAATGTGTCCCCGATGTCGCGGCGGCCGCGTTTAACATTTATTGATTGTGTTGATTCAAGCACTGACGCAAACTGTGTAGTTCCATCCAGCACATAGTCAGGATTATCTAAAACACCTTTAACAGCATTGTCTAAAGTGAAACCGTCAAGTGTGAAACCTGCGTCTATTTGCAGGTCATAATTGCCCGCGTTAACAACTGGGAAACCAGCCATTAGGCGATGTTCAGGGCAAGCGGCCCTGCACTCCGCGAATATGCGCGCAAAGCGTTTACAACTGATTGACCAATTTCCGCACTAGTTGCCAGTCCGCCAGTGACATTAATGTTGACATCTCCGCCGCCGCTTCCCATTTTTGAGAGGGGAACTACGGCCTCTGGCCCAGCCTCGCCAATTAAGGCCAATGTTGGACGACTGACGATGCCGCCTTCTGCCATTTTTGGTATGCCACCTGCCGAAATAGTTGAGACAATGCGGCTAACAGTTTCGGTGACCCTGATTGAAACATCTACTGTTCGTTTCATTTTTGCGGCGATGGCATCCATTTTTTCCATTAATTTTGGGGTCATTTTGTCCAGCGCGCTTTGTATTCCGTCAACCATTTTTTGCGCTACATCAATGCCGCCCTGATACCACTTTCCTGCCGCATTCAATCCAACTTTTTCGGCTGCCGAATTCGCTGATTCAACTAAGGCGTTGGTTTCGTCAATAGCGGTTTGTCCGCCATTAATCAACTGGTCAGCAATAGCCGCACCTGCCGTAGCACCCGATTCCAAAACTTTTTGCAATGCCTCTTTGCTCAAATTTTTGTCTAGCAAATCCTGAATTTTTTTTGAATAGTCAACAATACCCGCAACCTGGCTACGCAAACCGTCAAGAAACCCGCCGCCTGCTTCCTTGCCTGCATCCTGTGCATCAGAAAAATTGAAGGCTTGTTTTACGCTGTCTGAAACGCTTTTAGCAAATGAAGCAAATTCATCTTTTGCTTTCTGCAAATCGTCCTTGGCTTTGTCTAACGCTTCGCCCATTTTTTCTTTTACGGCTTTAGCAAAACTTTCTACCTTTGCTGTAGCCCCGCCAACCTTTGGTGTGAAATCCTCTACAGCGGTTGTTGCCAATTTGCCTGCATCAGACATGCGGGCCATTTGGCTGTTGCTGTATTTTTGGGCTTCTGAATAAGCACCTAAGCCCGCTTTCATATTGTTCATTTGGCGGTTATATAAAGCAAATGCGGCGATACCTGCAATGACTACGGCGATGCCTACACCAGTTGCAATTTGCACCGCGGTAAATGAGGCCGCCAAGGCCCAGTTCACGCCCATTGTGATAACGCTTATTGCTTTCCATGCGGCCATTGCCACATTGGCGGTAATGATTGCACCCGACAATGCGCCTAATGCAACAGTCATTCCAACAACAAACCCAGTGTTGTTTTCTACAAAAGTTGCAAAATCTACAATTAAAGGCAAGATAGTTTCAAGTACTGGCAAGAAACCCTGTCCAATTTGCGTAACAGTATTTTTGAGGGTTGCTGTCAAAATCTTTTGTTGGTTAGCCGCTGAGTCAATCGTGTTATTGAAGTCGCCCTGTTGGTCTGTAGTTTGCTTCATAATCAAACTATGAGTGGCCAACACTTTGGCCTGTTGGTCAAGTGTCCCTGTGCCTTTGTAAAGGCCCATCGCCATCGCTTCGGCTTTAACTGCCGCGTCATTTATTAAAACATTGTATTTTCGGATTGGTTCGCTTTCGCCGCGCAATGCCGCACCTAGGGCTAATGCAACTTCGGCTGGGTTAGCGTTGTTAAATGATGCCATGTCGGCGGTCAAAGTAACTAAATCGGTTGAGAATTTGCCTAGGTCTTCGCCAGTTTGTCCCGCCATTTTTCCAAGCCCGCCAAAAGTTGCCGCAAAATCTAAGGCTTCTTGGTTAGCAATACCCAACGATTTGGCAGATTCTTTGGCAAATGCTTGAACTTCTTTTGAGGCTGTTCCAAAAATAACATTGGTTTTGTTAATGGTTTCGTTTAAATCACTTGCAGATTGTGCTGCTTTATATGCGCCAATAGTGATTGCGCTGAATACCGCGGCGGCAGGTACGGCCATTTTTCGTAGGGCAAATTGTGCTTTATCGGTTGCCTTGGTAAGAGCCTGGAATTCGGCCATTGCGGCTTTAACCCCAGCGGGGTTAAATTCCGAAAGAATCGCAATGTTAATTGCCACCGTCTACCACATTTCTTTGAACATCCGCCATAACATCTTTTACTAATCCTCGCACATTGTCTTCCACCTTGGAAGCATTGGCTTCGTATGCAGGCCACATTGCGCGTGATGCGCCGCCGTAACCTTTGCCTAAAAGGTTTTGAACCATTTGGCCATCACTGTTTTTTTTTCCTGCCATATCAAACAATGAACCCCAACCTGTTTTTTGTTGGATAATAAAAACACCAACTGTTTCATAGGTTGCGCCGCTAGCCGCGTTCCGTTTTCGGGCTTTGCGGGTGTTGATTTTGGCAACAACGCCTTTTTCAACTAGGCCGCCATCCCAGCCACCAAGTTTTTTGTATGGGCGCGCCCAACCCGACAATGGGGGTGCTTCAGGAAATCTAGACCTAGCGTCATTCACCATTGGTTTTACAATGTCTTTATAACGCTTCGTGTACTGGCGGCGCAATTTAGGGTTTATTTTGTTTATTTCTTTTAACGCGTCTTTAACGCCATAAACCTTAAGTTTGACATTCGCGCCACTCATCTACGCCCGCTTTCCTTACTTTGTTCATTTAGAACACTAATAACTGTTTGCAGGTCGCGCGTGTCAAATTCTATGTGCGGTGGCCACCACCCTACTGAAACTAACAATTGTGCTAGTTGTTTTCGGTAAGTGCCCCGCCCGTAGGGTTTGGGTTTGTCATATCCAAAGATTCAATTTCCATGTCAGGGTGCGCTTCTAACCACAGCATTGGTGTTGCTTCCAGTTTGTAACTGGTTCGCTTCAGCATGAAGTGTGCCCAGAAAACCATGTCCATGATGCCGATTCCGCGGCCGTCTGAAACTTTGCGGTTTTCTTGTTTTTCCCATTCGGCGATGCACAACAAATTTGTTGTAACCGTGATTGGTTCATCGCCAGGGGATGGCGTTATTTTCATTACTAGTTTCATTAACTTGCCTTTCGTGTCGGGCCGTTAGGCCGTGATTAACTAGCGGTAAAAGTTCCGCCCGTAAAACTCAAATCAACTGTGCTCAACTCACCAAGAGCACCGTTCACTACTGGCATTGATTCCAAATAGCAATTGGCCAGGGTGAAAGTCTTCGTAACTGCACCTTCGGTAACGGTTGCAACAACGGTGGTTGCTGTTCCTACAAGTGCTGCAAGTGTTGCATAAGTTTCGCTTGCGGCGTATGACTGGAACAAGGTCATTGTGCATTCATTATTGAACAACCCGCCCGTGTACAAACGGGAAGTGTCTTTCAGCGTACTTTTGTCCAACTGCTCGCGCATGTTTGTGAACACAATGGCAGTGCATTGGTCGCTGAGGTCAACCGCATTCACGGTAAGAGTGGTGATGTTGGAAAGAAAAGTTGTTGTTGCCATGTGGGTTACTCCTTAGGTGTTTTCTTTATAGTAGATGTTTTTTTGACACTATCGGTGGATTCCTCAGCGGCAATAAAACCGCCATCAATAAGGGCTTGAATGTTGACGCCTTCGGTAACTTCAAAAGCGTCACCAACTTTGCCCAGGCGTTCGGACTGAATTATATATTTCACAAACTGCTCGCTTCCATGTTGACAATGACTTCATAACAAGGATACAACGCGCCGCCAATTTCTATGGATGTTGGGCGGCCTTCGGTAATTGCCACATTTGCGCCTAATAATTGGGCGGTCATGTTCAATAGTTTGCGCTGAGCATCCAGGTTGAAAGGCCCAGAAACTATAAGTTGCACTGGGAAAGTCAATTGAATTCGTTTGTTTTTCATTAGCGGGGTGCTAAATGTTGGGGCGTTAATAAATGCGCACGCGCCCTGGATGTTTCTGGGGTCAGTCACTACAGGAATTGCAGGGGTAATAGCGGTTAACGCGGTTGCCAAATTGTCTAACGCTTTGTTTAGTAAGTCGGTGTAGGCGGTTGGCATTTATGCAACCTGTGGACGCTGAATGCCAAGTAATTGCATGACCATGCCTGAAAGTGCCACAGGTGGTTGGCTTCCCATATCTGCAAAGTTTGAAAATGCATCTACTGAGCCGCGTTGACGGTAAAGCGCGCCGCCATACATAATTGTTCCGAGTTTTACATCTTGACTTGGAACGGTGGTCAGTGAATCAAAATATCCTGATTCCTGTCGTCTGCGATAGGCAAACTGGTTGCTAGCGGCCGCGCAAATCGTTAAAAAGGCTTGGTCAGCCGCCGTAGCGGTTGCCACATAAAGCCAGTCTGAAATGTCGTTGGCTGTAATCCAAGTGCATACAGGGGCATACGCAACGCTTCCAGTAGTCGCGCCGCGGTCAACATTTGAACCCGTACACGCATACAACACCTGGTTTGGTATTGGCGTGAACGGGTCAAAATCTAAATCGCCTTCACTGTCAGTGCCCACATACAAATATTCAGGCAATGCAACAACGGTGAAAGTTCCCGAGAACGGCGCGGAAATTCCGCTAACGGTTATTGACTGGCCGACTGCAATTTCCGATGGGGTCAGTAATTGCAGTACGGCGTAATTGTCAAGTAACTGTTTATGGGTGACGGTGTAAGTAGCCATTGGCGGTTAAGCCGCCTTTCAATTAAGCAACTGTGATTGCTTGGATAAACTGGCTTCCTGCAACTGCCGATGGGTTAGGGCCATCTTGTGCAAAGGTTGCAAAGTAACCGTAGTAAGAGAAAGTGCGAGCCAACAGGTCAGGCACTTCCACTGAACGCATTCCCTGCTGTGCTTCGTACAGTTCTACGGCTGGGCCGTGAACTACGAGCATTGTTCCGCTTGCGAGGTTTCCGTCAACAACGATTTCCAAACCGAGTGGGTTCATTCCCGACCATGAGGCCGCTGAACCTGCACCGAGGGTGTTCATTCCCAATAGGCCAGGTGCGCCAATTGCTGGGAATACTGGTCGGTTCACATCGTCAACTTGCGAACCCAGTTTGCGCCACACATCAACTGACACCACGAGATGGGTTGGGAACAGGTTGGTTGTTGCTGAAATGTTTTCTGCGCAACCATAAATTCCAGTAATCAAAGTTGACACATCGCCTGCGGTAACAGTCCAGG